CACTTTTGGCCGGTTTAAAACCAAATACGATGACAATCCATATTTGGGCGAGCTCAAAGAGTTTGACTCAGGATTGTATCGATTGGCTGATATATCGGACAAATCGAAGGTCTATGATTCTTTTCAGCGATTCGCGGATGCGGGAGCTTCAAGGGACACTGTCTTTTTGCGTAAGCATATGGCGGAAGTTACCGATATTTGTAGCTCAATCTTCAGCCCCTACCTTAAGGGAAGGGTTATGAAGTACCACGAAGTGATCGCGGCCATGGACCCAGATAAAGCTTCTGGTTTTGGATTTAAGATGCCCAAGAAGGGGGCGGCAATTGCGGAGCACTATTATAGGCTCAAGGAACTGTTGAAGAAAGAAGATGATCTTTTTACCTATGTTCCTCTTTGGCAAGTTGCGCCGAAGGATGAAATACGACATGTTGAGAAACTGCCAAGAACATTTCAATATCCTCCGTTGTGGTTCCATATGTGGTTTACTAAGTACACGAAAACCCAAAATCTTTATTTAATGAATGATTGGACAACCACGCCCTCGCGTGTAGGGATTTCGATCCCCGACGATTGGCCGAAACTGGTTTGGATGATGAAGAGCCGAGGTGAAGATATTTCCGTCGATTGGGACGTGAAACAATTTGATTCATCTCAGTTTTCTGATTTCCGTTATTTGTGTAAGGATGTCCGGATGGAGGCGTATCGCCTCAGTCCTATGAATTATACGAAAGACGAATTGGATCATATCGATAAAGTTTTGGAACACCTATATTACCATTCTCGTGTGAGAGTTAATTTGATGCCTGATGGTAACATTTTTATCACACGTCAAGGCATGGGGTCGGGAGACCCCAATACAAGTATCGACAATAGCATTACTCATATTGCAATGTTGTGCTTTGTGTGGATATACCTGGGGTATGAGCCCTGGGATTTTCCTGCCTTTGCTCGCCGTGTTCACGTAGGAGTGTTTGGTGATGATGGTATTGCATCATATAGATCTGATGATTTGGTAGCTGTTTCCTTTTTTACGGGGTTGGATGTCGCCTGGAAAAAATTGTTTGGAGTGCCTTGCATTACAAACATACATACCAGGTGGTCTGACTTCACTTTTTTGGGGAAACAGTGTGTTGGTGATAAAGGTGTGGCCCTTTTCACCCCGATGGTTTCTGACTGGCAACGTCTGGTAGGGTCTTTG